TGGATACTTGAATACTTTGATAGTGATGATTATGTGATGAAAGATTATGCAAGATAGGGTATAAATAAAACTAAAAGTATTAATAATGGCGATTACACGCAAACCAAGAGCATTTAAGGATATAAGTCTGTCTTTTTCACCACATCCAGTGACAAAAGATTTGCCTGTACTTATAAATGAGCGAGCAATCGTAAGGTCAGTGAGAAATTTGGTTGAAACTATTCCAACAGAGAGATTTTTTAACTCTTTATTAGGAACAGACATACGTGGATCTTTATTTGAAAATTTTTCACGTAATACACTTTTTGTAATTGAAGATCAAATTAAACAAACAATAGATAATTTTGAACCAAGAGTAGATAATGTGCAGATAGAAGCTTCATCTTCTCCAGATACGAATACTTTTGATGTAAAAGTAATATTTGATATTACTGGTTTAGATGCACCGCAACAATCATTTTCCTTTATATTAGAACCAACAAGATAAGATGCCCTTTACACAGTTTACAAGTTTAGACTTTGATGATATCAAAGCACAAATAAAAGACTTTATTCGTTCAAATTCAAATTTTAGTGGTTTTGACTTTGAGGGTTCTAATTTTTCAGTTCTAATTGATACTCTAGCGTATAACACATATATTAATGCATTTAATGCAAATCTAGTTGCAAATGAATCATTTTTAGATTCTGCTACCATAAGAGAGAATGTAGTATCACTTGCAAGAAATATAGGTTATGTACCTCGTTCAAGAACCGCTGCAATCGCCTCAGTTAAAATTGGAGATATAAATGTTGGAGCAACAAATGATAACACTACAAAGTTCTTAACTCTACGATCAGGTCTTGTTTGTGTGGGTGCTTCAGATAATACAACATATCGTTTTTCAATACCCGACGCAGTAACATCAACTAGAGTAGTAGATATTGGCGGTACATCTTTTGCACAATTTGATGAACCAATAAGTGTTTATGAAGGAACTGTTCTCCAAAGAGTTTATCGTGTAGATACATCAACCGATCAAAGATTTATTATTGATAGTCCAAATATTGACAGTTCTACATTAAGAGCATATGTCAGAGGACCAAATGAAATTGGACTTGGTAGAAAATATTCAATGATTGATAATATTTTAAATGTTGATAAAAATTCAGAAATATTCTTAGCACAAGAAGTTCAGGATGAAAAGTATGAAATATTATTTGGTGATGGTTTATTTGGTCGTAAGTTAGAAAATAATTCAATTATAACTGCAACTTACATTGTTACTGATGGTGAAACTGGAAATGGTGCCTCAAATTTTAGTTTTCAGGGTCAGTTTACAAATAGTGACGGTACATTTTTCTCACCTACTGAGAGTATATCGGTAACTACAGTTACAAACGCATCTAATGGTGCTGAAGTTGAAGATGTGTCTTCTATTAAATACTTTGCACCAAGGCTCTACTCAGCACAATATAGGGCAGTTACACCTAGAGATTATGAAGCAATAATAGGAACAATTTTTCCTCAAACAGAATCAGTTGCTGTCGTTGGTGGAGAGGAATTAGACCCACCACAATTTGGTAAAGTTCAAATTAGTATTAAACCTAAAAATGGTACTTTTGTATCAGATTTTGATAAATCACAAATTAAAAATAAATTAAAGAGTTACGCTATTGCTGGTATTAATTCTGAAATAGTTGACTTGAAGATACTATATGTGGAAATTGATACAACTGTTTATTATAATTCTTCACAAATTGCATCAGCATCAAATCTAAGAACTTCAATAATATCAGCATTAAATGAGTATGCTTCTAATGTTGAATTAAATAAGTTTGGTGGTAGATTTAAATATAGTAAAGTCAGTACACTCATTGATCGTATTGATAATGGAATTACATCTAATATCACAAAAGTTGTTCTTAGAAGAGATTTAAAAGCATTATTAAATCAATTTGCACAATATGAACTTTGTTTTGGTAATAAATTTAATATTAATCCTGCAGGATATAATATAAAAAGTACAGGATTTACAATTAATGGTTTTAATGATATTGCATACATCACTGATGTTCCAAATAAAAATGCTGTTGGTAATTTGGATGGTAGTAATATGGGTACACTCAGTGTCGTTACTAAAAATAATAGAGGTGAACAGAGAGTTATAGTTAAAGATGCAGGTGTTGTTGATTATAAAAAGGGTGAAGTTATATTAAATACTATCAACATAACATCTACTTTAAGTGATAATAATATTATTGAAGTTCAGGCATTCCCAGAGTCAAACGATGTTGTTGGATTAAAAGATTTGTACCTTAATTTTGATGTATCAAAGAGTACAATAAATACTATTAAGGATGTAATTTCTTCAGGTGAAGATGTTTCAGGAGTTGTATTTACCAGAGATTATTACACATCAAGTTACTCTAATGGAGATTTAGAGAGGAAATAATTTATGTCAAATATTGACAAAAGAATACAAGTCAATACGATTATTGAGAATCAATTACCTGAGTTTGTGGTATCTGATTTTCCTAACGCAACAGAGTTTTTTAAACAATATTATATTTCTCAAGACTTTCAAGGTGGTGCATCTGATTTAATTACAAATCTTGATCAATATTTAAAAGTTGATAATTTAGTTCCAGAAGTAGTTGTAGGTGTCACAACTATTTCTGCAGGAATATCTACTACTGATACAACTATAATTGTTCCTAGTACAAAAGGATTTCCATCTGAATATGGATTACTAAAGATAGATGATGAAATTATATCTTACACTGGAATAACTTCAACAACATTTACTGGATGTATTCGTGGATTTAGTGGAATTACAGGATATAATGTTGGTATATCATCTTCATTATTAAATGTAAATCAAGAAAGTTTAAAATTTAGTGAAACAACAGCAACCTCACATACATCTGGTTCTTCTTTAACAAACCTATCTGTATTATTCATTCAGGAATTCTTCAAAAAAATGAAGAAAACCTTTTTGCCTGGATTAGAAAATAATGATTTTGCAGATAATTTAGATGTAGGTAATTTTGTAAAGTTTTCTCGTTCATTTTATCAATCAAAAGGTATTGAAGAATCAGTTAGAATCTTATTCAAAGTATTATATGGAGTTGAAGCAAGAGTTCTTGATTTAGAGGGAAATTTAATAAAACCATCTGACGCTGAATTTATACGTCGTGAAGTTGTTGTAGCGGATTTAATTACACCAACAGGAGAACCACAGAACTTAACAGGACAAACAATATTCAAATCAACTGATACTTCTACAAACGCATCAGTATCTGAAGTTGAAATAATAAAAAGAGATGGTAAAAATTATTATAGAATTGCATTATTTGTTGGATTTAGTGATCGTGACTTAATAGAAGGTGTATTTACAGTTCCTGGTAATACGAAGATTCTTGATCAAGTATCTGCAGGTTCTTCAATTATCAATGTAGATTCAACTGTAGGGTTTGGTACTACTGGAACTGTTATAAGTGGTGCAAATTCTTCAATTAATTATACATCAAAATCAATAAATCAATTCTTCGGATGTAGCGGAGTAAGTGTTGGTTTAGGCACCGCAGATAATATTAGAGCAGATGAAACAATCTTTGGATACGAGAATGGTGATTTATCAAAGAGAATCGATTTAAGAATTACAGGTGTATTATCTGACTTAGTTCCAATTACTGATATAAGTTTAATCAATGAAGGTGAAAACTTCTTTGTTAAGAATATTGGTGAAAAAATCGAAAATGATAGTAAAAATTATAAACAGATATTTGCCAATTCGTGGATTTATAATACAAGTTCAAGATTTCAAGTTGATATACCACTTGGTGGATCAACCTTTACATTAAAAACTTCAATTGATAAAGCATCTCTTAAAGTTGGTGATAGATTTGATATTTTAAAAAGAAATCAACAAGTTATTGCTGGTAGTGGTACAGTTGCTAGTATTAATAGTGGATTAAATCAAATAACAGTATCAAATATTGCTGGATTTACTCAAGATGCAAATCAACTATATGATATTCGTAGAAAGATTGAAAAGGCATCAAGTTCTGGTGTAACACTTTCTCAAGGAGATGATTCAATTGTTGCAGACACTTTAAGTGTATACACTGATGGAAATGCTGATGGTTATGTTGCATCAAACTCTTTACCAAGTTATGATATAACAACTGATATTGTTGAAGAAACTCTTACAGGTGGAACTGCCTCTGGACTAGATGGTTTCAACCCCTTAAATGATCGATATAGTTTTATTAACTTTAATATTGGTAGAAATATTAAATTTATTCAAGGTGATGCTATCACTTATCTACCAGAGGGTGCAGGACTAGTTGGATTAGATACTGGTAGAACATATTTTGTAGATCCTGTTATACCTCAACCAGGTCAAGATATTACAAAGATTAGAATATTTAATTCTTTGGCACAAATTGGATCCGCAAGTACTGTTCAAGTTGGTCCTACTACATCTACAAGTGATGTTCATAGATTTGTATTAGAAAAGCATAAAAGTAGAACACTAGAAGCAGATAAAATTTTAAGAAAAATCCCTCTATCTCAGAACTTATTTGTAAGTTCAAATCAAGATATACCAACAAGTGATATTGGTATTTTAATAAACGGTGTTCAAATTCGTTCACCTATATCAGATAATCAAATATATTATGGTCCATTAGAATCTATTGACTTATTAAACGGTGGAAGTGGATATGATATTGTTAATCCTCCAATAGTAGGTATTGAAACAAGCACTGGTATAGGTGCTGCTGTTGAACCAATTATTCAAGGAACAGTCAAAGAAGTATTTGTTGACCCTCAAGAATTCGATATTGCAGCAGTTACAAGTTTATCTCTTACTGGAGGAAATGGAAGTGGATGCCTATTGCAACCAATATTAGGTAATAGAAACAGAGAGTTACAATTTGATAGTAGAGATGTATTCTTTAACGGAGGTGTAGATATAATAAATGAAACAATTACATTCAAAACAGAGCATAATTTAGATAATGGTGAAATTGTATATTATGGTTCAAATGGTAACGCTCCAATCGGTATAGGAACTGCTTTTGATCCTGCTAACCAAATTGCTGGAACTCTATCTGATGGTGCTCCTTACTTTGTAAGATCTGTAAATCCTTCAACAGTAAGATTATTTAACAGTAGAAATGATGCACTATTTGGGACTGCAGGTATAAACACTGTTGGATTATCAACTGACACAGCAGCGAGTGGTATTCATAAATTTAGAACAGAAAATAAGAACACTTTAGTTGCTATAAAAGTACTAGAGGAGGGTTCAGGGTATACACATCGTAAATTAAGAGTTAAACCCACAGGAATATCAACATCATTAAATGTCGTAACCTTCAAAAATCATGGATTTGAAAACGGTGAAATTATAGAGTACTCTGCAGAAACCACAGAAATACAAGGACTAACCACAACATCATCATATATTATTAATAAATTAACTAATGATACATTCCAGTTAGCAGATGCAGGTATAGGTGGTACTTCAACAGTTGATTATAACAGAGGTAAATATGTAAACTTTACATCATCAGGTGAAGGATTTCAGATTTTTAATTACCCTCAAATAAAAGTCAATGTAGATGTTTCTTTTGGTTCAACAATTACAGGCACTATTATAGCAACACCTGTCGTTACTGGTGAATTAATTGGTGGATATCTTTATGAAGAAGGAACAAATTATGGTTCTACAACACTTGATAAAGAAGTAATTCCTAAAGTCACTATTGAAAATGGAAAATTTGCAGAATTCAAACCAATTATTGTAAATGGTAGAATTACTGATGTGGCGGTTGTTAATAGAGGTAGAGAATATAACTCATTACCTGAAATTATAGTTACATCAACAGGTGCTGGAGCAGGTGCTAGAGTTCGTCCTGTTATTGAAAATGGTCAAGTTATTGATGCCATTGTCACTAATACTGGAATTGGATACAGTAGTGTCTCAACTGAGGTCAGAGCTTTTGCGAGAGGGTCAAATG